AAACAGCGGTCACTGGCAAAGTCAAACCAGGATCTAAAGCTGCAAACCGACGTAAGTCGTACTGTGCAAGAAGCGCAGGGCAAATGAAAAAATTTCCTAAAGCAGCAAGAGATCCTAATTCTAGACTACGTCAGGCTAGAAGAAGATGGAAATGCTAGAAGCACTTAGAAAAAGATACGAAGCAGATATCGCTGAAGCCCAAGCAACTCTAGAAATTTATTTAAATAAATCTGTAGGTATTGGAGAACATCCTCAACACATAGCAGAAATAGATAAACTTTTAGGAACAATTGCTGAAGCTAAAGATAAACTTAAGGTAATAGAATGGATGAAATAACACTCATAACTAAAATTCAAAAAATGTTAAAAGAACATTATCAACAGATAGGTGACGCTATGATCGGTGGTGGTGTTGACAGCATGGAGAAATATAAGTATATGCTGGGACAGGCACACGCCTATCAATTTATTTCAGGGGAAATATCCAACCTGCTAAACAAAGGAGCTAAAGATGGAACAGACGGAAAAGTCGTCAACATTGTCAAAGACAGAAGTCCCAAAGCATAAAAACGCTTTGGCAGAAAAATACGAAAAAGAAAATAAAGAACAACATCAAAAAGAAGTTGATGGTTACGAGCGTTTAAAAAGTAAAGAGTCAGGAAAATTACCAAGCCCAACAGGTTGGAGAATTTTAGTTTTACCTTTTAAGATGCCAGAGAAAACTAAAGGTGGTCTTTACATAGGACAAGATACTTTAGAAAGACAACAAGTAGCATCAACATGTGGACTCGTTTTAGAAATGGGACCGCATTGTTATGATAAAGAAAAATTTCCCGAAGGGCCTTGGTGTAAAAAAGGTGACTGGGTAATTTTTGCACGATACGCTGGATCTAGAATCCAGATCGATGGTGGGGAAGTAAGATTGCTAAATGATGATGAAGTGTTAGCAACCATCGACAATCCCGAAGATATACTTCATTCATTTTAACCATAGGAGAATACTATGCAAGACGTAGACAAAGTTGTTGACATTGATACATCCGGCCCTGGTGCAGAAGTAGAACTCGATCCACCAAAAGAAACTTTGGTAGAAGAGACACAAGATAAAACACCAGCGGAGGACAAGTCACATGAAAACGAACGTGAAACAAAACTTGAAGACGGCGGTAGCGCCGATGACACAGCTGAGAAATCTGATGAGTCAGTTGTTGTTCAAGATAAAAAAGAAGATACAGCGCAAAAGAAAGAATTAGAAGAATACTCAGAAGGAGTAAAAAAACGAATAGCTAAATTAACTAAAAAAATGCGTGAAGCAGAAAGACGTGAAGAAGCTGCTACCATGTATGCAAAAAGTGTTTTAGCTGAAAAAGAACAACTTAGTTCAAGACTAACTAAATTAGATACAGGTTTTGTATCTGAAAAAGAAGGTAGAATTAAGTCTGGTATGGAAGCAGCGGTTGCTAAATTAGCAAAAGCTAGAGAAGATAATGACCTTAAAGCGGAAGTAGCTGCAAGTGCAGAAATTTCTAGATTAGGTTATGAAGAAGCTAGATTAGCTGATTTAAAAGCTAGACAAGCAGAGACTAAAGCTGAAACACCAGCCCAACAACCTCAACAAGAAGTGGATGCGCCAAGACAAATTGATCCTAGAGCAAGAGACTGGGCTCAAAAAAATACTTGGTTCAACAAAGATCCAATTATGACTGAGGGAGCAAAAGTAATACATAGGCAATTAACAGAAATTGAAGGATATGATCCTAACTCTGAGCCTGAAGAATATTATGCGGAAATAGATAAAAGAATAAGACTTGAATTTCCACATAAGTTTGATACAACTGCTACTCAGGAACCGACTAAACCTACTCAAACTGTTGCTTCTGCAACGCGAGCTAGTAAACCATCAGGTCGCAAAATTGTGAAACTCACACCTTCACAGGTAGCAATTGCTAAAAAACTGGGTGTGCCACTTAAAGACTATGCGGAACAATTAAAAATCACGGAAGGAGTATAAGCATGGAAAAAGACGATAAAAAAACTTCACGTGCGAGTCAGACTAGAGAAAAAACATCTCGACCAAAAGTCTGGGCTCCACCATCTTTATTAGATGCACCCCCTGCACCGGCAGGATACGTACACAGATGGCTTAGAGCTGAGTCCATGGGATTTGATGACTCTGCTAATGTACAAAGCAGAATAAGATCTGGTTTTGAATTAGTAAGAGCAGATGAATACAATGAAGCAGATTATGCCATAGTACAAGACGGTAAATACAAGGGAGTGATCGGTCAAGGTGGCCTAGTGCTCGCTAGAGTACCCGTTGAGATCGCAAAGCAATACGCCGAATATTATTCAAAACAGGCGCAAGAACAAAATGAAGCTTTCGATAACGATCTCATGAGGGAAGAGCATCCAAGTATGCCTATCAATATTGATAGACAGACTCGTGTAACTTTTGGTGGTACTAAGAAATAGTTTTTTAACAATTTCTTTTTGCATCAATTAAATTAAACAATGGAGATAAACTATGGCAAACCAAGATAGTCCTTTCGGTCTAAGAGCGATAGGAAAAATCGGTCAGAATAGAGACAACCAAGGTTTAGCGGAATTTAGTATTGCAGCATCTGCAACAGCTATATTCGGACAGGATCCAGTAAAAGCATTAAACACTGGAACTATCGGAGTGGCGGCAGCGGGTGACACTTTATTAGGATCACTAAACGGCGTTTTCTTTACTGACGCGAATACAAGTAAACCAACGTTTGCGAACCATCTGTTAGCAGCTAACACAGCTACAGATATCGTAGGCTTTGTATCTTCAGATCCATATGAAAGATTTGAGATACAATCAGATAACACAACAGCTTCTGCACAAACTGATGTTTTCATGAACTATGACATCACTTATGCAGCAGGAAGTACACACGACTTCTTATCAGGTGTTGAACTAGATGACTCGACTGTGTCGGCAACTAGTGGACAGCTAAGAGTAGTTGGAGTTTCAAAAGACATTAAGAATAATGATTTAGGTGCATCGCACGTAAACTTTGTTGTAATGATCAATGAACACTTCTTAAAAGGTACAGCTGGAGTATAATAGCAGAATAGGAGATTAAATTATGGCTATATCACGAGGACAACTAGTTAAAGAACTAGAACCGGGCCTGAATGCACTATTCGGCTTGGAATACAAAAGATACGAAAACCAACATGCTGAGATCTACGCGACAGAAACTTCAGACAGAGCTTTCGAAGAGGAAGTAATGTTATCTGGATTCGCTAATGCTCAAGTAAAACCTGAAGGTTCAGGTGTAGTTTTTGACAATGCTCAAGAAACTTACACTGCAAGATACACTATGGAAACTGTGGCTCTTGCCTTCGCGATTACTGAGGAAGCGGTAGAAGATAACCTGTATGACAGACTGTCAAGCAGATATACAAAAGCACTAGCTAGATCAATGGCTAACACTAAGCAGGTGAAAGCAGTTAATCCGTTAATCAATGGATTCACAACTTTCAATTCAGGTGACGGTGTATCATTATTTAATGCATCACACCCAACAATTGCTGGTACTACGTCAAACACTCTAGCGGTGGCAGCTGACTTAAACGAAACTTCATTAGAGCAATCGTTAATTGACATTGCAGCGTTTACTGATGAAAGAGGTTTAAAAATTGCAGCTAAAGGAACTAAGTTAATTATTCCTTCTGCGCTACAATTTACTGCTGAAAGACTTATGAAGTCTGAAGGTAGAGTTGCTACAGCTGATAATGATATCAACGCATTAAGATCAATGGGAATGGTTCCTCAAGGTTACAGAGTGAACAATTTCTTAACTGATCCAAACGCGTTCTTTATCATTACGGATGTTCCAAATGGAATGAAACATTTCATTAGAACTCCGATCAAGACAGCAATGGAAGGTGACTTCGATACTGGAAACTTAAGATTCAAAGCTAGAGAAAGATACCAATTTGGTGTATCTGACTTTAGAGGAATTTTCGGTTCTCCTGGAATCAGTTAATAGATATTTTGAGGCGGAACATAGTTCCGCCTCAATCCTTAAATAGAAAGAGAAAATGCACCCTAAAAACTTCAGAATACAAATATATGCCTATCAACTCTATGCAGACTTTGTTATAGAAGCTCTCGATTCACCATTGGATATAGAAAATGCCATAGTTGACAAACTAGGACAAAATGATATAAAATGGGAGTCTCTTGGAGAAATGCATGATCCAAGGGTTAAAAGAATAACCTATGAGGAGGTTATAGATGGACCAACATCTACAAGACCTTTACCAAAAGAAGAAGGGTCTGGATCTAGAGTGGGAACAGGATCATCTTAAAGAGGGTAGATATACTCTCAACATGGTTAAGATTGACAGAAAAGTCAGAGAAGTAATTAGCCATATAAAACTTGCA